ACCAAGTGATAGTTCAACCCATTCAGCGTATGGAACAGCGGCAAAAAGCACCAGCGAGTATTCTGCGAAATCTCCACCCTCCTTGCTGCCGATAGCAGACTGCAATAATTCAAATCCGTTCACCGTAACAATGTTGCCCTTTGACAACCATACCTTTTTATCGGAAGTTGCCCTGCGCCCCTTGTCTTGGTAAAACTTCCACAATACGCCACGCTTGTACTTACCAAAACCTATGCTGTCGTAAAGGTTGTAAGTGTCGTTTTCCCAGGTGTGACAATTGTCAAGCCAGTTGTATACAGAGTCTATAACAATGTTGAACACCAAATCAATATCACGTTCAACCACCTTGTTTATATGCTCTGTCAACCCCTTTTCAAACAGTCTCCTGTTCCGCGTGTTGTATTCTGTCAGATTATTCACATCTACTGCCATCGCTCATCAACCATTATCAGTAACAGAACTCAACCATATCGTAGCCCCATAAAGCTCATCGTCATACGCAACCACGTCATATTGCTCAACAGTACCACTCAACTCACGACCATAGTCCATGGTAATAAGTATTGTGTCGTTCTGCTTCAACAACAAGTCGGTGGATGGTATCATTAGAGCAGGATAAGATTGCAATATCCCGCCTTGAAGAGACGTTGCTCCACTAGACGGGAACTGCAACCCACATTCACCCTCGTATAATATGTCAAAGACCTCAATTCCCTGAGCATCAACATCACCCGTGGCACGTTTTAAAACGCAATTGTCTGGATAAAAGTCAAGCTCACTCATAATCATTATTCTTCGTATGTTGCACCCCACAAAAAGGATGCGTCACGTATTTTACCGGCATCGGATGGCGTTACGGTAACACCCCATTTCTTTCTAAGCGCATTGGCACGTGCTGTCCAATTCGCCCTGTCCATGGATGTTGCCTGTATCGCAGCGTAGGTTATAGCCCTGTTGCCAATCTGTTTCTTTCCACCTGCAATGCTTGAAACAAGCCCACAGGCATAATCCCACATCATGGCTTCTGCCAAATCACGCTTCTTTTCCCATCCATCCGTCACCTGAAAAGCACTTTCCCCAGCCGATATGCCATTCAGTCCCATAGCCTTCTGTATAAAGGTATCAGGGAATGTGAAATTCGGTAATACCTGCAAGTATTGTTCTATTGTCATAGTTGCCATATCGGTAGGTAATAGTTATCAGGAATAGTCGCTAGAATCAAGTGATACAACCCACTTCGGATTCTTATAGCTTACGAAAGACCATGACTCCATGTTGGTTATCAGGGAGAAAGGATCGGATTCGTAAAGCTGGATAGCACCGATAAGTCCACCCTCAAAGGAGGATTTAATGGTATTCGGGTTGCTGTCCTCAGAGTAGTCAGACGGGCTGTTGTGCATGTTGAAAAGCTGGGTAACGGGGACAAGAACAATCTTATCAACGTTAAAGGCAGCACTATCAACTGTCGGAACACCGTCAATTTCTATACGCGATTTCTCATTGATGGGTACAATGGGCGGCAAGTCAAATGCGACAGACAACTGTTGTCTGATATACCTGTCATTTAATTGCAGGTCATCACTTGACAGAATCATGTATGCCTTGATTGCGGCGATAACGCCAGCATCGGCTATGATTTTATCGTACAGTGTCTTGGAGCACAGGAATACCCTATTGGAAGGCATACCGACTCTGTCATCATCGGCCAGGGCGTTCATGCGCTTCAGGTCTTTGATGATGTCATAGTCTCCGTTTCCGAACCATACAGCCGTGGAAGCTACCAGTTTATTGGCGGCAGGAGTGCGCAGGTCTACGGTGTAGCCTGTGGCATGTCCCTGAGGTTTCAAGGTTATCTGCTGATCGGAAAGTGCCTCGAATATCCATGAGTTCCATGCTGTATGGAAACCACCAACGATGGCTTCGGCACGTCCCATGTATTTCTTGACCATTTCATAGCCAAGGTCATAATTCACAAGGTTCAGTTCTTTGATGTGGTTCAAGTCGGACTGGTCCACTTTGAAACCGTGACCTATCTTGTGAATGGAGTCTCCGTATGCTTCACCACCTTCAAAGGAACGTAGGGGCTTTTTACCCATTGCTCCAAGAGGAGAGGCTTTTACGACAATGTTTGTTTCTTCTACGATAGCCGAAAATCTGTGGCTATTGGATGCGGGAAGTACGGTTGTAAACTGTTTCCACAACGCTTTGTTGTATTTGTTGTTTACGGTGTCCAACAGCATCTTGAAATCGCCTACATTCGAGGCAAGATCGTATAAATTATAATTTTGATAATCTCTATTCATAACTTATTCTCCTTATTCTTTAGCTGCTGAATAACGTACATAAACATCCTTGCTACGCATATAGTCGCGCACGGAATCTGCAATAGGCGGGATTCTGTTTACAAGCAGTACACCATCGTGTTGGCAGAACAGACCGTCAACACCATACATGTTTACGGCATTGTCGTCTTTTGAAACATCATAGAAAAGGAATCCGTTGGGGAATACCTTGACGTAATAGGACCCACGATCTTCTTTCAATTCTACAAATACAGCGCCCTTTGCGAGTGTTTTCGAAGCATCGCCGACATTAGGATTGGTTACTGTAACGATGTCGTATAGGGTACTTGTAGTTCTGTCTACAACAGAAACGGTATACGTTGCTGTGATTGCATTCGCAATGGTAGCGAGAGTGGCAGGGGCCGCACCGAGAACCATCCCGGCTTGTATACGACTGCCTTCATAGCCCTTTTTAAATTTTGCCTGAAATGTGGCCTCTGTGCCGGTTGCTATTTCCTGGTAAAGCTCAAATGCGTAGTGGACATCAATGGTACGATTCTCATCATCAATGAAAATCGGTGTCCCCGCAGGTACGCAACCAGTGTCACCGTCCGGCAGGGTTGTTAAGTCCACAATATACTGACCACTTGTAACACCAGTCTTAGAACCAGTGAATACATTACGAGCACCACCGTATGACTTCGACCACTTGATCATCTGTAAAGTTTGGCTCATTTTAATATTGTTTAATTAATAATAAAATACGGAGTCACACCGCAGCAAGAGACCTTCTCGTGCTCCTTTATTTTTTACTGACAGGTTCGCCAATGCCGAGAAATTCTGAGAGGCCCTTGCTCTTGGCAACGACTTCTTCCTTTTCCTTCAGCACTTTGTCGACATATCCTTTCAGTGGCGATGTCCCCTCGCCTTCCCCACCGCTTCCCTCGCCAGGTACGTATGTTTGACCCTTGGCAGACAGCGTTTTGTTGAACTTTGCCTTTGCTTCCGCAAAAACATCCTCAGCAGATGCACTCTCACCAAGTTTCAATGTTGCAAGTTCCATGGCGTTTTCAAAATCCACCTTCCACTCATTCGTAAGTTTCAGTTCGCTTGTGAGTTGTGAAAGACGCTCATTCCTGAGTGTTACTTCCCTCTCTTTCTTAAGCGCATTTATCTCCTGCATGACAGGGTTGATACTTGCGTCCATCATTTCCTGAAACAGAACTTTCAAATCCTCCTTGCTGATTTTATCATCAGGGGCTTTGGGTGGATCGGGTTGTTTTACTTCAACATCCCTGGGTTCCTTAGGGGGCTCGGGGTTGTAGTTCTTGACAAAATCGGACTGCTCCTTTATGATATTCCTGTTCAGTGTATCCACGTGTCGGAATGCTTTGGTTACAAAGTCATCGAGTTCCGTTTCATCTGTTACTACGCCTTCAATACTCAATAGTGATTCTATGGTATCGGAGATTGTGATGTCGGATATTTTCTGAGAGGTTTTCCCTGACTTACCGACAAATTTGGCCTTGATGCTTTCAAGTGCCTGTTCTTTTGTGAATTTCATAGTGTTTCTATGTTTCGTTAATAAATTGGTTAATATACAAAAAGGTCTACATACGACTGTCTGTCGTTAGTAGACCTGTTTAGTCTTTTTAGGTGCGCCTGTGTGGTGCTTATATATATTAGTATTTAACGCATTGCTATTATTAGTATTTTAGGTATAGTTTATTCTCCGCTGGTGTGCTCCACATGAAAATATGTGGTATGCTTGCAATCGCGACACCGTAGCGAATAATCAACCGTACCATTCAACATCAAAAGTCTAAATGGCAAGGATTTTCCGCAATACGCACATTTGCTGTATTGCGTCTTGTCCATGTCGTCCTTTTCAGCAGTTGCCATTATAAACATTTTCAACAAAAGTAACAATATTGTTATAAATTTACTACCTTTGTTGCTGTAAAAATATGCACAAATTAAATGTTCGTAATTAAAGACAAGGATATACCACTGCCAACGCCATACCCACGCGTATATAGAAAGTTGCCTACGGTGAAAGAAAGCGGGTGGACACGATTCGATAATTTTACAATCCGAAAAGATATAGACCTCTGTCCACAGCCTGGGCTACAAGAAAAAGTGGTGGCCAGCGAGTGCAATCTGATATTCCTTGCTGGTGAAGCCACTATGGGGAAAGCCCTGTCTATCAATGAGTTTGTGTTGTCTCAAGACGGGTGGGTTAAAATGAAAGATGTCTGTGTTGGCAATAAACTTGTTGATGTGTGGGGAGATGAGCAATCTGTAACTGGAGTATATCCACAGGGATTATTGAGAATATATAGAGTGGAGATGGAGGATGGTGGTTCGTGCAGGGTAAGTGCCGATCATATATGGTATGTTTTTGCTAATGGCGAATGGTTTATCACCACTACTGAAGATTTGTTATATTCCATACATGAGGATGGAGCTGAAGTATACCTGCCCACATACCTATCATATACAGAAAATAAACGCAAAATTAAAGCTATTATAGAAACCGAAGATGTAGAGGAGTGTGCGTGTATATCAGTAAGCAGCAAGGAGAAGTTATTTGTCGTAAGGGACTACATCGTAACCCACAACACCTTTTCAGGCTACCTAAAAGCACTTAATGGCATAGACAAGCCAAACTATACAGCCAAGCTCATATCAAAACGCCTGCAAGATAGTAAGAAGGGTGGTTCGCTGCTTCGTGACTTCAAGGTGGTTTTTGACGGGTTTGCCGGTTGCGAGGTGTCTGGCGCCGACTACCCTACCGCAGTGTTTCCGCAGTGGAATAGTTCCATACAGATGATGCACATGAACTATAACACGAAAAACGAAAGCGAGTGGAAGGAGTTTCAGGACTACGCCAAGAAAAATCAGTGTTCCTACGCATACTGGGATGAGGTTACGGAGATAGAAGAGTTCAGGACATTCGCCTACTTCTTTTCAAGAAACAGGGACGCATCAGGAGTGAGACCTACTACCGTATGCTCATTCAACGCACTACACGAACACTGGACCACATCGTTTCTTAAACAAGGTGGCTATATAGGCCCAGACTGGTATCTGATACCTGAGATGCTTGGAAAGATACGCTATTTTTATGTTAAGGGTGACACGGTGGAGGCCGTTGAGTTTGCCGATACGAGGGATGAACTTGTCAGAAGATGCAAACTACAACCCACCCCCGAAGAAGAAGCCATAGGTATTACCGCACATGACCTTGTAAAATCGTTCACCGTGTTCTCAGGACATGGTGCGGATAACAGGATATTGGCGCACCAGACAGGCGGTGGCAGCATTGCCAACCTGTATAATGTCGGTGAAACGGAGCGTCTAAAGATTAAGCACGCTTATTTCGGTCCAATAGAAAAGGAAGACGTGCGCATCAGCCAGCAAAGCATTGCCGACATATTCGTCATACCGGCAGACAGGTCTACCGATAGATACGCATCCATGGACGTTGCGGCAGGCGGTGACGTGTGCGTTATGATGATATGGGAAGGACATACGCTGATAGCCATAGAGACTTCGGATAGAAGGGAACCCGATGAGATAGAGATGTGGGCTGCGGCCATGCTGACGAAATATAAGGTTCCCGTGGAGAACTTCTCATTCGATGCCTCTGGATCAGGATTCTTCATGCGCAGATTCAAGCAGGGTGTACCAATCATATCAAACACAAGGCCTATTATTGAATACGATGAGGCTGGCAATAAATCCGTAATGGAGGCATACTACACCCATAGGAGTCAGTTGCTTGGTAAGCTTGAAGCCGCACTTGTCAAGGGTGAGATTTCGTGCAGGATTGATAAATTCATGAGATTCCCTCACGGACCAAAAAGGATACAAACAACGCTGCTTGACATACTTGTAGAGGAGCGTAATGTGTTTAGACGTATTGACAGGAACGGGAAAATATATTACCGCAACAAGGATGAGTTCAAGACATCCTACAAGTTGTCACCAGACTACATTGACGCCATGGCTTACCGTATGGTGTTCGACCTTGACGCAAGACCAAGGAAGCAGAAGGCACGTGTCTACGGAGCAAGCGACTACCGCCTTGTATGGGACTTCGACCTGCCGGGCATGTAGAACAATTTTGTAACAAATATCTACTATTTTTGTTACAAAATTGAAATGTGCATATTTTTCTTATTTTTATGGTTTTTTTCGTATTTTTTGGCTTATTTTTGCTAAAAATACGGTAAAATAATGAAAATTTCTGATTATACGAAAAAGCCATTGTGGTCAAGAAACATCTATACCAAGAATTCAGAGATAAAGCCGACCACTGTAACAGACGCATTTATAACCAACGATCAGATGCGTCTCAATAATTCAAACAAGATAGTCCTAAACCAAACAGCGTTCATGCAGGAACTATCTCCCATGTCACACGAGATATTCTCGACAAGGATACGATCACTGCGTCCCAAGTACAAACTCAAAGAATCCACCGGTGAGTATATACTGAAGGGATACGAGGATGTTGAGCGTATCGGGCTGCCCATACAATCGTCAATAAGGGACAACAAGACGGGATACTGCTTCGGCAATCCACTATGGTTTGGCAATGAATCCGGGGATGAGAAGTCTGAGAAGATGGCGACATTCAAGACGTGGTGGAACTCGGCGAATATGACTTCATGCCTGTCGCAGATGGGACACCACCTGTTTGGTACGGGAGATGCCGCTATCGCCATAT